ACCTCTTGTTCAAGTGCGATCTGCGTTAATTTCTTTTTAGGCATTAGTATCCTCCTTTTCCTTTAGTTGTTGTTTCCATATTATTTGTTGAGAAGTGATCTGGTCCCATTCCACCATTAGCCATGCGCAGGTATCGAAGTAAGTCAACGAAGTCCTTTAGTGGCTCGTCTCGCTTACCTTGGTGACCCCAATTTAGTAGGCTGTATATTAAATTACCGCAGGACTCGTGTATAGACAGCAAAGGTCTGTTGCTTTCGTCTACGGGTAAGTTGGGGTTGTATTTCATCCATTCGTCAATGGCTGCAATGCCAGAGTCAATGTCGGCTCCGTTCGATGGAACAAAGAACATACCCTTGTCGGCAAAGCTCTCAAACAAGTCAGAGTTGTCTTCGTTCTCACGGGCAAAGTATCTGGAGTCACCGATACGCTCAAAGACCTCTACACCTAGCTCTTCCTCAATCATACGGAACTCATCGACGTAGGACTGAACATCATATCCAATCTTCTTAGATGCAGGACCAAACTTCCACCGTGGATCACCGAAGATAGCCCACTCACCGTAGCTGTCACGGTCTGGCCACTCTCTAAGGACAGTTACATACCCCTTGCTATCTACTGCTGCCCACAGAGCCACATAGTTCCTTGCACCAGCAGGGTCAACCACCTGATAGATGGTATGGGTCTTTTCGGTAATAGCGGGTAGTTGTGAGCAGGTGTGGACGCTTGTGTTGAACGACGGGAACAGTGTGTTCATGCTTTTGACTGGTATGCCGTAAGCACGGGTCAATACTTCATCTCTAGGACTGTTCTGTAACTCCTTGCGTATGCGCTCATACCCACCGAACGGGTTTAACTCACTATGGAAGTAAACAATGCCTGCATCCTTAGACTTGCTGTATTGAACAAATGGAACCTCCTCGTTGTCTAGTAGCTCTGCGTTGCGCGTCTTGCGGGTCTCTGCATCCTTTAGGAACGAAGCCACGAATGGCGTGTAGCCATCAATGGGGGTGAAGGTCATCAGCATCTTAGAGTTGCGGGTGACCAAACGGAAGCGCATGGTGTTTACCAAGTCTCCCTCCTCTAGATATTCATCAAGCCACAGACCAATGTTGTGCCACTTGGGTGTCTTACTACCAATTTCCAAACCCTCAAACTTAGATCGGTTCGCAATGAACTGGGAGTAGGTGTGGAAGTAAACAGTAGAACCGTTAGGTAGGATGAAGCTAGCACCAGTAAAGCCATTCTTGAACGTGTAGTTCAAATACTCTACGGTAGACTTAGACTTCTTCTTTAGCTCTGGTGGTAGGTAATTGTAAACCGCACGTTGTTGCACACGCACCGAAGCATCGTTGTCCTGGGCAAAGCATACTATCTCAGCGTTAGGGTTTTCCAATGCAGCCTTGACCACACTCCTAGCCCCCATCTCTGTCTTAGAGCTACGGTTACCACCACTAACAAAGACAGTGTTGACTGTTTCAAAGAACTTGTCTACGTGCTTCCATCCCTCTAGTTCAAAGCCATAGTGCAAGGGGTCACTCTCCGCTGAACGTATACGCCCCTCGTGAACCTCGTGCAAGTCAGATAGAAGCTTAGGGTCAGCCTCACCTAAAAGAACTATCTCCTCGTCCGTAGGGGCTTTGATTATTGGGTGCTTTGTAAACTCAATAGTCATTCTTCTTCTGCTGAATTATCGGAATCATCCTCAAACTCCCACTGAATCTCTATGTTTTCGTCACTGATCTCTTCCTGCATCTCACGTAACAGCATCCTTCCTGCTGGCAGATGGTTGCAGTCATAGAATAGTTCTCCCTGTTCATCCATTACAATAAAGCAGTAGTTCTCAAAATGTTCTCCCAGTATCCCTCGTATCTGGTCATAGATAGGCTCATAGCTATCATCTCCGATTGACCTAGACATCTTGAACCTCAGCTTCTATCATCTTTGCTTTAGCTATCCTATCCCTAGCTGCCTTGATTGTAGCCTCGTAGTCGTCTTGGGTAAAGACTTTTTCTTCTCTGGTAATCTGAGACGCTTCACCACGCGCCGTCATACTTTGCCTATGGCTGACCTCAAGTATCTTGTTCTTTGCTTGTAAAGCCTTAGAGAGGGCTTCAACAGCCTTCCAATCTTCTTCCTCCTCTGCCTTGCATATACGAGCCATCGTATCACTAAGACCCTCTGAGGTGTCCATGTATATACCACCACTAATCTTACCACCCTCTTCCTTCCAGTCTCCTATGTGGTCACACCAGTCAGACTTCAACCTAGCCACTGTGCTAGTAGAACAACCTGTAAGCTCCAGAATCTTCTTACCACTTGTCCCTACTGCTACAAGCATTAAGACCTCCTGTGCCTTAGCAGGGTTACCAACACTCAACGGCGGTCTACCGCTGCCTTTAGGCTCCCAAGACTTTACAAAGCTATTGACCGACTCCGAGATGGAGTTCGATAGGTTGGCCAAGGTTTGTTCGTTTTCTTTACTCATCCTTATATACCATCCGTGTCTTGATTCCACCCTTACTAGACTTAACCTCTACACCCTTGGGCTTACCAGACCAATTGATCTGAGACCAGTTCTCTTCTAGCTTCTTATCATCCCTATTTAATTGCCTGGGTTGGCTTCCTTTAGTAGACATAATCCAAAGCCAATCATACTTACCATAATTTGTCAACCCCCCATAAATGAGCAAATTTGACCACAACTCTGGTCATTTTTGACCACTACATTTTATGGCACTTCTGTAAGTCCTTGATAAAACTCTCATACTGGTCAATTTTGACCATTTATACAAATTGGCACGGTTCTTGCTATAATACTTATTCAGTCAACCATCGGAGCAAGCGTGTAAGCCCAAGTCCTATAGTCCCCCACTATGAGTTGTAAAAATACGGGTAGGCATCGAGGAACGAGATAGTCGTAGGAATACGGGTGTCCCTAATGCTTAGAGGTTGGATAGCCCTGATGACGCCATGCAAGCTAGCCATAAAATATTATCGACGGAGTGTATTGACTTAACTACCTCCACTCCTAGTGATCTCTGATTGCTACTTTCGTAAACCGTTGATATTAGCCCATGGGGCGAAGCTGTGTCTACGCAACAGCACTTAACCATATAAAAGCCTCGCAGGAATATATTTTTTTATAGGGTGGTGGATGTATATACATATCTGAGTAGCAGTCGTTTGCTGACCGCCCCCGCCCCTGTCGAAAAAATGCGCGCCTGCATGGATCTCATGAGGTTTGCTTGGCGATTGCTGGAAAGTTGCTCGCGTATGGGATTGTTTTTATTCTTTTTGAGTGTGATACATCTTGCGACCAGTTTATGCGACCAGTATTCTATAGCCTAAATTGATAAGCTTATTGCATGGCCTATTCAATGGTAGATAAAAAAAGTTAAGATTTATTAAAAAAAGGTGTTGACACGTAGCAATGCACTTAGGTAACTTGTTTGTATCGCAAGCAAACTGCAAAGCGAATCTAAACTAAACAAAGGAAAACAAATGAATAGAATGCAAGCGAACGAAATAGTTAACTCTATTGAATCACTCGAGACAATTAAGGCGGCCTTGCAAGCTTGCCTTGATCGCGGGCCTGAGAGAATAGAAAGCACTGGCACATGGCAATACCATGCAAACAAGCTTTTAACCTGGCTAAATGGTGAAATGCAAAGCGCGCCGCCGTTTCGAGTGTTTCAAGCGCAAGGCAATAAGAAGTTGCCATTTTATGCTTTCTCTAGTCTTGCGCTTGCTGATTGTCCAGGCAAAGGAGATTGTGTAAAATTCTGTTATTCTCTTAAAGCATGGCGGTATCCGGCAGCTTTCTTTAGGCAAGTGCAAAACAGTTTGCTCCTTAGGTTTCAAACTGAAACGGTTGCAAATGCATTTAAAGCAATACCGGAAAGCAAGACAGTGCGCTTGTTTGTAGATGGTGATTTTAAAGACGTTGAAACTTTGACTTTCTTTATGGATCTTTGCAAGGCGCGGCCTGACTTGCGTTGCTATGGCTACAGTAAAAGCTGGCATGAGTTTATAACTTTAGACTCAAGCGGATACGAATGGCCTGACAATTATTTGACGAATGCAAGTTCCGGGTCCAAATGGGCCAAGACTGGCATTGCAAACGCTTTTCTTGCCTTGCCTATAGTGCGCGGCCAGTTTGATGCAGTGACGGTTGAAAAGCTATTTATTCAACAAAAGTCGTATCAAGGTAAAGATAAGCCAGGCTCAAATGCATACCGGAAAGCAGTCAGGGAAAAGTTGAAAGCTTTGACTGGCAATAAGAAAGTTTTCGCTTGTCCCGGCAACTGTGGAAACTGTTTGCCAAGTGGAGAGCATGCATGCGGCTCTAAGTCATTCGATCAAATCACAATTGGAATTGGGGTCCACTAAGATGCAAAGCGAATTAATAAATGAAGTCTTGCAATGCCTGGACAAGTTTGAAAAGACTGGCGACTGGTTTCACTTTAGTCTTGCGCTTAATGCGCTTGACGATTTGAAAAGAGCAATTGAAAACGAATAAACATAAACAGAAAGTAATAAAATGAAAAACAGAAAAAAATGGATTAAATGTTTCGTCCTATCAGGAGATGCAATCGCTTGCAAAGATGGCCTATTTCGTCGAAGTGTTTTCTTCGGCACACCGTCGTCAAGTTGCAGATTTTGGAAGTCTAAAGCATGGGCGCGAAAGTTTGCGCAACGTCATGCTGGGCCTGAGTATACGATCAAATTCGTTTACGCTGGCGACTCAGTCGACTGCTTTGGAAACGTAACAAGTTAACATAAACAAAAACAGAAAGTAATAAAATGAAAAATAATAATACAGACCATCATAAGCGCATGCAAAAAACGCTAGCAAAGCTAAATGAAAAGCAAATATTCAAGGCCGCATTAAAGGCCGGCAAGCTTGAATTCGTAGTCGTAGGCGGAAAGGCCAAGTCATGAGCTTAGTCAACATGAATGAGACGCAACGCGAGCTAGTGCTGGACCTGGCGGAAGACTTCGCGCCATTCGTCAAGAAGACTGAAGGCGGCATGGCCTTAACTCGAAACCACTATGGCGCGTATGGGTCCATGATGAGCAAACTGAGCAAGGGAAATAGAAAGCTTGCGCTGGTTTTTAGCTACGCTTTAATGATGGCCGGAGCAAATGGACAAGGCATCAGCGACGCAATGCAAGCGTTTTTTCCTGAGTAAATAGCAAAGCAAAGCAAATTGCCTTGCGCCCTGAGTGCCCTTATACGGGTCTCAGGGTTTCGCGGTAGGTAAAGACACCTACAAACAAACAAAACGCCCTACAGGGGCACTCACACGCCATTAAATGGCATTCAAACCAATAAACAAACCATGAAAATCACAACGGAACGCAAAGGAACGAACCTCACTAATGTTTACCACATAAGCGCAACTTGCTTATTGCGGCACACGGTGGGCAAACCAATAGCAACGCTAATCAGCAAGGGCATTTCATGGGAAGTGCGCGAGCCTTGCCTTGCCTTTCATCTATTAAGAATGGGCAGGCTATTGCCGGCTCGATTGTTTCCTCACATGGACGCAACGAAATAGAAACTTAACTGCAAACCAACAAACAAACTATGAAAACGAAACAATTAATATTAGCACTAGCACTTGGCCTAGTCTCAAGTCTATCCGTAAATGCGTCTGAGATAGTCGCAGCAACGCTTATCCTGGAGGCAGGGGGAGAGTATTCAACGGGATCAATGGAAGCCGTAAACGAGGTTATAAGGAACCGTGCGGCAAAGCGCAAGCTTACCACTAGGCAAGTGTGTTTACAGCGGAAGCAATTTAGCTGTTGGAATAGCGGAAGGATTGACCAGTTGCTAGCCAAAGCAAAGCGGCATCCACGTTTTAACGAGGCTCTAGCCATTGTAAACGGATCGCCTACGAATTACACGGGCGGGGCTGACCACTACCACGCAGACTATTGCAATCCATACTGGGCAAGCTCTCTTAAAAAGACTTGCGTCATAGGCAAACATATCTTTTATAAGTAATACAAACCATAAACAAACCATAAACAAACCATGAAAATACACAAACAAACCAAGCTAGTCAAAACAGAGAAGCAAGAGCAGAGCGCGTTTATCGTAGCCGCTTGCATAGCCATAGCATCGATACTGCTAATTGTAACCGTAATTGCGGAGAAACTATAAACCATGAATAAACTAACAGACAATCAAATCCTAGCAATCTGCACGGTTGCTTGCATTGTAGCGGCAATCATTTGCGTTTGCTACGGCCTGCACACGCTTTAACTCTAACCATAAACTAACCATAAACAAACCATGAATAACAAAATACTAAACCCAGACAGCACAGAACACGCTTCGATAACTGAAGTATTGGAGGAAGTCTATTGCCAACCGACTAAAGGAATGAATGACACCGACAAACTAGCTCGCTTAAAAGAGTTAGGCTGCGACGATGACATTTTCATCTCTACTGACATACGCACGGGGGAAACTTCCGTTATTGTAAAGCATTCTTAAACATACAAACCATGTATAAAATAATAATAAGTTATATCATCGCCTCGGCTATTGCGCTAGGCTTGCTCAATCACGCCGTAAACAAAGCACAAGAAGACATAGAGACGCTTGCGGAGGTGCTAACGCATCACGCGGACACCTTAGAGGATCATAGAGGCGTATTGCTGCAAATGATCGACGATCTAACCGTGCCATATATGTAAAGGCAATGGAAGACATCACAGACAAACTAGAAAACGCCAAGATTTTGATTAATCAAATGATAGGCTCGCATCAAGGAACACCAGAGGCGGCAACTCAATACGCCATCTATCAGCTAGGCTTGCCGCAAGACGTTGCAAGCTCACTAATCCAATACGCAAACCAAGTAAACAAACAATGAGAGCAATAGACACAGCAGGAACGCAAAGTAAAATCTCTAGTTGCATGGGCTTCATGGCCTCAGGTGCGGCGAGAGACGCATACCGTAGGCTTTTAACAGCAAGCACGGTAGGAGAGAGCAAGGGAGAGCAGCGCAAGTCTCCTTTTAGTCGAACAACAAAAGAAGGAACAAAGAAGTAATGACAGAGAGCATGATAGCAAGCGCAGTTCGATACATGGAAAGCCTCAAAGACAAAGTGCCGCCCGCAGGTGAGGATGACATCATAGTCAAGCATGGCACGCCTCACATGAGAACGCTAGGCATTGACCCGCATGAGGCAGTCAAGGCAGTCGATAAGCTCAAAGCAACGGGGCTAATGGTCAAGGATGCTTGCGAGCAAGTCGGCATGACTAGGTCTCAATACTACAAAACTAAAAAAGGAATAACAAACAGAAAATGAAAACCATACAGCAATACAGAAAAGATCACCCGCAACTGTCAGAGGAACAAGTCCACTCTGCCTATCACATAACAGAGATTGATGCGCCAGAGTTTAGCGTGAGCGGCTTTACACTCATTGCACGAGGTAAGTGTCTCGCCATCCATGAAAACGGCAATATAGCCCCTTTACGGCTCAAGGAGAGCTACTAGAGAAGGGGAGTAAGGGGCTGTGATATAATACCGCTTGACAAGTTTCCAAAACTTGTTTACTAAATTCAATCATAGCAGAAATGCTACCGTGTCAAGACGGATCAGTTTAACTTTCCCCGCTTGTTCTCAAGCAACTTTAAACCCTTCCTACAGCTTGACATGTAGGAGGGGTTTTTTTATGCCCATACAGTCTAGCGGAGCAAGTGGCCTCACAGGTTAACCCAAGTCTGCACAAAGGAACCCGAAGCGTAGCTTCCAGGTTCTGGTGGTTGCTAGGTTTGACAGAGATACCGACCTAGCGTAACAGGTGGCTCCTAACGGAGCGTGAACACCGTCCCGTAGCTTATACAGCACTTACCACAGCCAAGCGGGACGACATGAAAGAGCGTCAGACTCATACGATTTGAGACAAGACAGCAGGATATGGTTCATTCGTAATGGGTGAACCATGTCCGAACGCCAAGAGCTACACCGATTTGATTGAGACCAAGGAACCAAAGTTTTTTTTTAAAAAAACAAGGACGATTCTTCTTGACCATACAAATACCTTTCCCTACATCTGACCAATACCGTAACCAAAACAAAACTATGAACCTAAAAACAAATACTAAAACGATAAGTAAATTGATAAATGGATGTTGCTTTGAAGTAATGAACACTATGCCAGACAATGCATTTGATGTTGTCTTTACTTCTCCACCATACAACAGAAAGCGAAACGACAAATACAACAACCACACCGACATCGTAGATGACTACTACCAGTTTCTTCACGACTCAGTTTCAGATTGCTTGAGGGTATGCAAGGGCAACGTGTTTTACAACATACAGAAAAACTCATACAACAGGCAAGATGTTCATCGGCTGATGGGTGCGTTTGCACCTGAACTAATTGAGGTTATCATATGGCACAAGTCTAACCCAATGCCAAACCCTCACGTAATCAATGCTTATGAATACATCCTGGTGTTGTCATCAGAAAACAAGTCTTTAAAAGCAAACAAAACCTACACTAAAAACCATTTCACTACGCCCGTTTATTCGGCCAATCCCTACAAGCATATACATAGGGCAGTCATGAACCCAGAGGTTTGCAGTCATGTGTTACTCAACTTTGCTAAAGAAGGTGATTCCGTTCTTGACCCATTCATGGGTATGGGAACTACTGGTGCGGTATGCTCATCAATGGGCATGAACTTTACTGGCATAGAGAAGAGCCTTGAATACTACCAAGAGGCATCAAAGCGAATCAACGAAGAAACTCAACTGACCTTTTAACCGACTCCTAAAACAAAACTATGAACTTAAAAACAAGCACCAAAACTGCCCTCATTGATCTTGAACTGATCTCTTACTCTCATGCAGCTAAGGCTGAGTCAACTGGCACAGGTTTAAAAAGCCTAGTCGAGATGGTAGAGTTTACTATACAAAGTGTAGTCTCTGCTTGCCGCGCACAAGAGCATTACCTCGTAGTGTCTGGACGTGACAACTTCCGTAAGGTCTTGTATCCAGACTACAAAGCAGGGAGACGGGAGAAGCCACCTCTCTACGTGCCATTGATGGACAAGCTTGAGGAATTAAATAATCACAGGTGGTGTAAGCACGACCAGTTAGAAGCGGATGATTTACTTGGCATCATGCTGACGAACGGAAGGGTTAAAAACCCAATCCTTTGTAGCATAGACAAGGACTTACTTGGTGTCCCAGGGTGGCACTACAACTGGAACAAGGATGATTGGCCTCGTCAAGTGACACAAGCTGAAGCAGACTACCATTGGTTAGTTCAACTTCTCATGGGAGATTCAACCGACAACATTGAGGGGATGAAGGGGATTGGTATTGCTAAGGCTCAGAAGTTGGCCTCTGCTTATTGTGAAAGGATGGGAACACCACCATCACCTATCCCTGCCGCAAAAGAAATTTACGAAGCGGAAGGTTTTACCCTTGACGCATATACAAAGTGCCTCATGCTCATCTCTATCTGGAGGTCACCAATGCCACCAGAGCTTTTAGAAAACGAACTTATCTTGGAGGTGGCAAAGACCATCCCAAGTTTATAAACCAAACCAAACATAAACATGAAACTACAAAAAGACACACACAGAACACCAAAGCACGAACGCACACAACTGGAGCAAGGCTTCAGAGACAAAGCTGCAAACCACTTCCGCACCTCCAGGAAGTGTGATGATATTTACACTGAAGCTCTATACTATGGTCAGTATATAGCCAATAAATACGCGGCAATTAGCGTTCGCACCTCACACCGCTATGGCTTCCTGCAAGAAATGACTAAGGAGCATTACGACATTGTATCAGAGACAAAGGAAGAAAGCTACTTCAGCAGAGTGATGCGTGGCTATGAAGCCCTTGAAGAGATCAGCAAAGATTTACCATAACCAAACCATAAACCAAACAGAACATGATTATTAAAACAGCAACCTACCCTTATGGCCCAGCCAAACACATGGACGCGGACACACTTGTCCAACGCCTACAAGTTGTCTCAGGGCACCCTCGCTTTGTCGATGACTACGCTGGCTCGCTATCCGAAGGAGAAGAATATTGGATACCTGGTGTTCACATGAAGTCTAAGAAGCGCACGGGAGATCAAATCCTAGCATGGATGGAAGATAGTGGCATTGATCCAGAGTTTCAGTATGACGTAGATATGCGTCCCGAGTCCGTAATCCTATACAACAAGCACGGCCAGTCTCTGGTGACCTACCCTTACGGAACAGGTTGCCTACGTGAAGCTTGTGAGTTCGTGATGGATCAAGAGGAACGCGAAGACAGCTAGTATGCCTAAATCTAAAAGCTCGAAACATCCCCACTCACTAGAGTCGGAGACTGTTGTTCTTGCGTCCTGTCTTCTGTCTGAAGATGGTTCCGTTTACGACGAGGTGTCACAGGTTGTTCAACCCTCTGACTTCTATGTAGCTCGCAACTCTACAATCTTCTCCACTATGGGGCAGATTGTGGGGAAGGGGTTGGAGTTATCAGACATCACACTACTGGAGCAGCTACGCTCCGATGGCAACGAGAAGGAGATTGGTGGTATCGGAACCATCTATACAATTCAAGAAGCCTGTGAGACAGCCACCCACGCCAAGTATGCCGCCAACATAGTCAAGGAGAAGTCTAAGCTTCGCCAGACCATCCGTCATTGTAGGCTCGCCATTGAGGAAGCAGAGGAGGGGGAGGAAGAAGCAGACTCTGTTACGTCTAGGCTAGAAGCCTCGTTACAGTCCCTACAGGACGTTGATGATGGTAAGGGAGACGGGAGTATCAGAACTGCTGCCGAAGCCCTCAGAGAGGACTACAAGGCTATGGTGAACGGAACCTATGAGGTGTCTGCCATGCCCACTCGTATTGCACAGGTGGATGAGAAACTTAGCTGTGGTGGCGTAGCCAAGGGAGAGGTGATGGTGATTGCCGCACCTACGTCCTGTGGTAAGACTGCCCTTGCTCTGAACATCGTCTTGCAGAACGCAGTTACGCACCACATACCAGGTCTTTACTTCTCATTTGAGATGCAAGCTAAGTCTCTGGCTAACCGCATGATTCAAACCTGTGCCGCTACACCACTCAACCGCTTGCACGATGGGATGATGAAACCAGAATACCAGAAGCGTGTATGGGAAGCAACAGACAAGATGGCAGAGGCTCCTATCTTCACCAACCACTACGTTAAGAGTGTGGATGAGTTACGCGCCAAGGCTCGTATGTATAAGCGCAAGCACAAGATTGAGTGGATTGTTATAGACTACCTTCAGCTTGTGCCTTGGGATCGTAAGATGAAAAAGAACGATGGCATAGCTGAGGTGTCACACCAAGTAAAACTGATGGCTATGGAGTTGGACGTTCCTGTCTTCCTGTTGGCACAAGTCAATCGTGAGGGAGCCAAGCGTGAGTCTGGTCTTACCTTGTATGACCTCAAGGATTCTGGTGACATTGAAAATGACTCCGACATCATCTTACTTCTATGGCCTGATGGCAAGGATGTGGATGAGGCTCGTCGAGTAGATGCAGAGCATGGGGCTTACGTTTCATTGAAGTATAACATAGCCAAGCAGCGTGAAGGTGCGCGTGATGTGAAGGGTAAGTTCATCTTCAAGAACCACATAGGACGTTTTCATTGATGCCGTGTTACAGGATTACATACACCCGTCGAGATATGCCCTCACCCTGTAGTGCTATTAAAACAGCACACACCGAGGACGAAGCAATTAAATGCTTGACTACTGGCAGTAAGAATAAAGGATACAAACTAAAGAAGACGAATGTTCCCATCACCATTACTAATATAAAAGAACTAAACTAAAACTAAAACTAAAAGAAAGATACAATGTGGATACTACCAAAACAATTACACACCTCAGCCTATGTTCTGGATACGAAGGAATTGGGCTTGGACTCAGAAGCGTTCTCCCAAATCTGCGAGAGATCGCTTACGTGGAGAGGGAAGGATTCCCTGTCGCGAACCTGGTTGCAAAGATGGAAGAGGGAAAGCTGGATGCAGCACCTGTCTTCACGGACGTTAAGACCTTCCCATACGGAAAGTTTCGTGGATGCGTGGACATCCTCTCTGGAGGATTCCCGTGTCAGCCATTCTCAGCTGCTGGAAAGCGTCAAGCTACTGAAGACCCCAGACACCTCTTCCCCTACATCGCAGACGGAATTAGAGAGTGCCAACCTAGAATTGTTTTCCTCGAAAACGTACAAGGAATCCTCAGTTGCAAGACAGCCGACGGAGAACCAGTTCTCCAGTATGTCCTCAGAACATTGGAAGGATTGGGTTATCGAGCAACGGCAGGAATATTCTCAGCGGAAGAAGTCGGCGCGCCTCATCAGAGAAAGCGAGTCTACATCCTTGGGATGGCAAACTCCAACAACGATGGACATAGAGAGAACTCCAGAGGGAATGGAAAAGCGGAAGGCTTACCGGGAGAGCATAGGACGGAAGTATGTGGAGGGTTGCCTAACCGAACAGGTGAAGAACTGGTCAACTCCAACAGTGATGGACACAGCAAACATTCAGAAACCCAGAAAGAAGAATCCATCAGGAGGTCAGAAGCCGCCACTATGTCAAGAGGTGAAAAACTGGCCAACAGCAACAGCAAGAGACTGGAAGGGGTGCGGCAATGCAATCACTCGCAAGGACGGGAAGCATCGGATAGACAACTTAGAGGCGGTGATCAAGTATGGCTATCTAGACCGGGACAACACCAACACGAATGGGAAGAGCCAAGAGTCGTGGGGAACTCCGAAGGAACAAGACAGTCGAGCGGCGAATACGGACAGAGGCAAGCACAACTTGGGGGAACAAGTCCACGGGATGTGCAATGGCCAGCAAGACCTAATAAAGAGCAATACGACTGGGAAGAGCCAAGAGTCACAGGGCAAGCTCAACCCGGATTGGGTCGAACACCTAATGGGTCTTCCAGTAGGGTGGACAGACTTAGGCTCTTGGGAAACGGAGTAGTTCCTCAAACTGCAGCCAAAGCATTTACGACCCTATCACAAAGACTAATCTAATTACTAACAGAACTATGACAACAGACCTAGACGAAGCACGACAATATGCAGACACAATGCTTGAAGCCCTGGACGTAATGGGCAGAGCAATGTATTTTTGCTTGAACCATCCAAACTCTTCAGAGTTCAAAGCACACCGCAAACTTCTCATCGGAGCGCACGAACGTATGGGTAAGGACACCACCCACTTTCTAGCACAGATAGACGAGCCAGAGCTTCCTTACGAGCCAACCGAAGAAGAGTTATCACAGCATGGCTAGGGGTGAAATCAATTCAGTCTTAGGCATGACGGAAGGTAAGTTCCGCACCATGATTAAGTCTGCCCTCAGACCTTGCTGGCGCAACTCGTCCCGCAAGACCTTCATCCAATCCGTTCGTCAGCGTGGCATCAACCCAGCTACAGGTAGAGAACGGTTCGTCGTGGTCTGTGTAGACTGCGGCAAGGAGATGGGGATGTCAGAGAAGGAGAGGCGCACAAAGATTGACGGAACCTTGGAGAAGAGAGCCAAGAGTGTGTATGAGATTGACCACGTAGATGGCATTACACCATTCACCGATGTTCAAACCCTAGAGACTTTAACCCCACACTTCAGGGATATGATCTACGGCAAACAAGAAGTTGTGTGTGTGGCCTGTCACAAGGTTCGCACAGCCAATCAAAGAAAGAAAAAATCTTCTTGACACACCTAACCAACATCCATAAAACCTTAACTAACATCAAGCAATACAATATTATGAGTAGAACAAGAAACACATCAACTGGGGGTGGCTCGTCCAACCCTGCCACTAAATTCTTAGAGTGG